CACCTACGGGATCGTCACCTACACGTTGCGGGTCATGCCACCCAGCCTGATCCCCGTCGTCATGCCGGAGCCGTCCCTCGGGGTCGGGCCTGAGATCGGCATCAAGCGATGACCGCCGACTATCACGAGCAGCTCCAGGCCGCGATGCGCGGAGAGTGCGAGCCCCCAGAGAGCTACTGCTACGAGCCGATGCCGAACGAGGGGAGGGAGTGCGAGCCGAAGCCACGGGTGGAGGTGCAGAAGATGATGGGTCTCAGCTACCCAGCTCCGCCACCTGGCCGATGCACCGTGATCGCAGACAACGCCCGCCCAGGGAAGTGGGAGTAGCCCTCAGTGTGCCCTCAGGTTCTGAGGCGCCCTAGCAGGCAGGCTGTAGGCCAACCAAACCCCAGGGGGGAACAGCATGGCTACAGAGGCGCAACTCCACTTGAGTACCGGCGAGGTGATCAGGTTCGACATCGAAGCAGCTGCATTGAGCACGCTGCGCACCGCTCTAGGGACTGCCGATGCAGCCAAGTGGGTGGAGGTCAACGACGACCAGCGGACCCTGTCTGTCCGCATCGAGGACGTGATGGTTCTCGGCGTCATGGACCCACCGGAGTAGGGATCGTCCCACCGGCTCAGATTCGGCACGTGTAGACTTTCGTGCAACAGAGTAAGCAGGGAGCTTGAATGAGTGACGAGAATCCAGTCGTGGACGCTGACCCCATGGGTCACACACACCGTGCACACGTGACCCAAGAGGGGCGACTCCAGAAGAGGATGCTCGTCGCAGTGGTCGCGGCCCTCTTCGACGACTCGGGAGGGTTCGTCGTCGGGCAGGTTCGATACCTCCTCCTCGCACGACGCGGTGCCAGTCAGGGTGGCGAGACCACAGCATCGCCCCTGTCGGTGGCGGTCATGCTCGACAACACCCACTTCACCGCAGCAGCTCTCATCGGGGACCTTCTCGCGCCCTGGATCTCGGCGGTGATCGCCTTCGACTCCGAGATCGTGACGGGACTGGCCGGGCCCTTCGTGGCAAGTCCCGACCTCGCAGCCATCGAGACGCTGCGCGCCCGGACCTGGGGCATCTCCCAGTGGTTTGAGCAGCTCGACGACGGGGTGTCTGTGACCCTCTCAGCCCTCGCCAGCGGCGTCGAGACCCCTGAGGCGCGTATCCGCCGCCTTGGAGCCACAGGACGTGAGCAGGCGCTACTGGCGCGCTCCGACGGCGACATCTGGACCGGCGCGGAGGTGCCGAAGATCGAGGTGGCCGTTCTGCAAGAGGTTCTCCACGTCGCATGCGGCACCGGGAACCGTCGGCTCAATCTGGAGGAGCTCCGTGGCGGGGCGCCGTGGCGCTCCCCCGAGGGATCGAAGTGGGCCTATCACGTGCCCACGACCGACTGGTGGGGCGAGTTGGTCGCTGTGGCCAGGAATCCCGAGGGGAGGCTGTCGTGATGGCGCTCGCTGGCTGGGTCCTGCACGTCACCCCGGGCGACATCGTCACAGCAGTGGTCTGCACCATCTTCGTCGTCGTCGTCGTCGCTCTCGCCGTCGAGGACTGGTGGCGGAAGAGGAAGCGCGGAGGTCGAGCATGAGCGCCCGCTACATGCTCGGCTACGCCATCGGGGTCGCTCTGGGCGCGCTGTTGCGTCTGGAGGAGTACGCCACCGGGGGTGCCCAATGATCGACTTCAAGTCACACGTGGCGATGCTCCTGGGCGTCCCTGGCGTCCCTTCCGACGACGACGTCTTCGACGCTCTGCGCGAGCTGGTCGTGGTCGATGGGCTGGGCTCGGCCTGGCGCCAGGGCTTTGAGGCTCGGGAGCGTGGGGAGGATCGGAAGTGGCCGCGTGTCCTCAGGCCCGAGACTTACGTCGTGAAGCTCAAAGCCCAGTGGCTGCTCGGCTGGGATGCCTACGACACCGCTGCGGCTCATGCCGTGCAGTCCTATCTGGAGAGGACGGAGGAGAAGCGGAAGGCCACGGACCTTCTCGACAAGCAGGCCGTGGCGGATGCCGTGGCCTGTGCGGCTGCGTCCGAGTCCGCAGCGTGGGAGCAAGTGGCGGAGCTTCGGCTACACCTGAGCGACCTGAGCCGTGCCCTGGATGGGGTCGGCCCTGTCGGTTGGGAGGGCTCTTGGGATGGCGACTCGGAGGCGTGCAGGGTGTTCGCAGTCGTGCAGGAGCGCGACGAGGCATGCCACGAGCGCGACTTCTTCGACGGCGAGCGCATCAAGGTGGTGGACCAGTTGGAGGCGGCAGACAAGGCAGCGGACGCAGCCGTGCGGAACCTTGCCGACTGCGCCGCCGAGTTGGGGCGCATGAAGCGTGGCATGGACGAGATGATCTCGTGCCTGCGCCCGGTGCAGAGGTACGCCGTGGCTTCCAGCATCCAGGGCGACATCAAGGAGGCATTTAAGAACGTCTCCTACGCCTTCGGCCTGGACGCGCAGGGGCACGTCCCGACGGTCGAGCGCATGCTCGCGGACGGTGCCGACTGGGATGCCATCGGGAAGGCCATCGGCTGGGACCCGGCCACGGCCAGGGACTATTGGAGTCGATCACTAGTCGCCCGACTGAGTGAGGAGAACCCCGACGCCATGCTGCTCGAGCCACGGGAGATGTACGACCACTGCATCGTCGGCCTCATCGAAGCGGGGGACGTCGATGACCAGTGGCCACGCGAGGGGGACTCTGGACTGATCGCCGTCTACGACGCCGAGCTCTGCAAGCGAGCTCACATGGATGCAAGTGGATGCTCGCACCAAGAAGCGGCGGAGCATTTCGACTACAACACGGCAGGGAGCTACGTCGGGCCCGGCACGCCGACCTTCCGCTACAAGACGGACGAATGAGCATGACCGGACTCGGCAACATCGCCCGCGCCAAACTGGCAGCAAAGGAAGCAGAGGCCCGTGGGGCTCCGCTTGCCCTGGAACACCGCATCGCGCTACTCGAGGAGGAGAACGCGAAGCTCCGGGCATCCCGGGTGGACTTGCACGTCGTCTTCGACTGTGCGCCGAACCCAGATTCCAGCTTCGTCGAGTGCGAGACCCCAGACGGGACGAGCGTGCGCGCTGGCGAATGGCGCGAGCGACCTGATGGGCTCTGGGAGCTGGTGATCACCGGAGCCCTCCCAGCATGAGGCTCAGGCAAGCCAGGAAGGTCGCGCGACTGCACTTCCGACGCCGGTCGAGGCCGCTGACGACGATGCGCGCAGCAAAGCGGCTGCGGCGTGCTCCACCGATGCAGTGGGCCCCTGGCGAGCCTATCCCGCGCCGGGCATCCGACACCCGGCTGCATGGGCATTGGCTGTACTTCGGGGTCCAGCGGCGTGGCCGCATGGAGAAGTGGAGGTAATGCTCGGAATGGCTCCCAGCGCGATCCCCTTCGACTGCGCCCACCGCGCCGCGTCCGTCCAGTTGGCCGAGTACATCGCCGCTACCTACCGCGAGCCTCTGATCGAGCTGACGACGGCGGGGCTCGCGCAACACGGCGGTGCGATTGGTGGGCAGGCCATCGTGGTCTGTGAACTGTGCGGCGCCACCTTCCAGCTCGTCACCGGGCTCGACATCGACATCATCCACGGGCCAGAGATGGCCATCGCCTGAGGCACACCATGAACCTGATCGACATCACGCCCAAGACCACGGACGGTCGCATCCTCCGCAGCAGCTACGGGCGGAACAACCAGCCCATGAGCGACAACCCACGGAAGGCGTGGCCCTACGAGACCCTTCGCCCCTTCTCCGAGGCTCGTGGTTGGTCCGACCTCGCTACCCCGGGCACCCTCCGCGCCATCGTCGCCGCCGACATCGCAGTGGAGGAGGCCGGTGGTGGCGGGCTCCGTCTCACCGAGGTCTACCGACCCATGCGCGTCCAGGCCGCTGGCCGACGTGGATACCTGGCGTGGTCGCAGGCGGGCCGTCCGTCCATCGGTGATCCCGGGTTCCGTCAGGGCATGAAGTCGGCCTATGTCGCGGACCCTGAGGAGTCGGGGCATCCCGCTGGCCTGTCGATGGACCTGGGCGTCTACTGGATGAGCTTCCCCGGTACCGGAGTCGGCACCGACGCCGCCCTGTCTGCGCTGTGGGACATCATCCGCCCGCTCGGGTGGAGGCCCGTCATCCGGGAGCCCATCATCGGCATGAGCGAGGCGTGGCACTTCGACCACTTCGGCCCGCTCGAGGGTGTGCGCCAGATGTTCTACGCGCACCGCTCCGACGGGGCCCGGTACCGGAACGCCTACGGGAACACGATGCGCGCCGGGCACGCCCTGGTCGGCACCTGGGAGCGTGGGAACGCCATGGAGGCCCATGCACAGGCCCTGATCCTCCTCTCGGGCGCGTGGATCGGCGTGGTGGATGGGAAGCCCGGCCCGATGACCCGCAAGGGCTTCAAGCTCGCCACCGGGAAGGAATGGGCCGAGGGCATGCCCGCCGCCGAGGCCGTGGCCGCACTGCTGGCCAATCCGAAGATCGTCTCGTTGCTGGCGGAGCTCTAGATGCGGGTGAGCTTCCTGTTCGCGTGGTACGACTTCTGGGTGGGGGCCTACTGGGATCGGAAGGCCCGGGCGCTGTACGTGCTCCCGATTCCGATGGTCGGCTTCGTCATCCACTTCGGTGCGCGCGATGAAGACTGAGCACGTGCCCGGGGCGCTCTCCGCTGCCGCTGACACCGTGGTGACGTCAGCCATGACGGTGCGTCATGGGCACGGCGGCGTCGATGTGCCTCCGCTCAAGCGGGTGGAGAATCTGGACGCCTACAAGGAGCTTGTGGACATCGCCCAGAGGCTCCGCAAGGTGGTCGCAGTGCTCGAGGAGCCCCCAGGGTGAGCGCGCCCCCCCATGCGTGGCGCGCGGGCCGGAACTGGGTCCTCGCGTTGCCCTACGTCTTCGTCGCAGACCCAGAGACCCGGGGTCGATGGATTCGCTGTGGTCCCGAGGTGCTCGTCAAGTGCCCCGCCTGCGAGAGCGGAGCAGGCCAGCCGTGCAGAGCCGACAAGGCCCACGGGGGGCGCTGGTGTTGGGCTTCCTCGCACTTCCGACGCCGGGACGCCTATCAGGCCCGGCTGCGTGAGCTGTCCGCCGAGGCCAAGAAGCCTGGGAAGGCGCGAGATGAGGCCATTGGCCTGCTCTTCGCGCAGCTCGGGGAGGTGACGACGGCGCGCGGTGTCGTCGAGGTGGAGCCGTGAACATCAACGCACGACTGCGCGCGCTCCCGACGTCGGAGGGCGCCCGCTGTACAGGGCACTGCTGTCGCAGGCTCTCGCTGCCCGTGGGGCCCGACCGGCTCGCCACGATGAACGTCTCGGACGGCGGCACCATCAAGGCGATGCTGGAGTGCGTCGGCTCCGAGGTCATGCCGAGAGGCGGCTGGTACGTCGGGCACACGAGTCACAAACGCTGGTGGTACCGGTGCAACAACCTGACGGCAGAGGGGGACTGCGGCATCTACGAGACCCGTCCAGCCATGTGCAGTGGCTATCCCTACGGGAAGCGGTGCGGGCAGGAGGGATGCACGTCGGTCCAGGCGATTGACGAGCCCTGGGGCTCCATGCACTCCGTCGTGGTGACCCCGCCGTTCCTGGGCCGGGAGCGGCTCGTGGTGGTGCCCCATGCAGGCTGACCTCTTCGCTCAGGCGAAGATCGCCAGGTTCGTCTCTCTCTCCTGTGGGACTGCTGCTGTCGCTCTCGCTGCGGCCCTCGGCAAGCCCCGGGCCGATCGGGTGTTCACGACCTACCTGGGGGGCAAGTCGCGGGACGCTGCGCGGATCCTGAGCCTCGCAGGACTGGCAGAGGGGCAGGGGGTGCGGACGCTGGTGCTCAATGACCTGGGGCAGTTCGGAGAGGTGTGGGGAGTGCTCGCATCTCCACGATGGGCGGAGGTCGTCGAGGTAATCGCCTCCATGGAGCCCGGAGAGGAGCAGTGGAGGGCTCTGGCATCCGCTCCCGTGCCGGTGTGCCCTGTGCGGCGCTCTGCGGTGTGGGTCGCGCTCCAGGCCGGCTCGGTCATGGGGAAGCCCGTGGTGGTGCGAGATGGGAGATGGAAGACGCACGGATACGCCCGCCTGTCCCCGGCTGCGGTGAAGCTCGGGTTTACCGCTCGATTGAACCCCCCGACGCTCGCCTCCAAAGTCTCGGTGGTGGCTCGAGGCTTGGCACGATGCGAGGTGGTGGCGAGTCAGCGCGATGCGCGGGCGGTCCCTGTTGTCGTTGACGGGCTCACCGTCGTCTATCTGGACCCTCCATACCGCGAGGGCACTGGCTACGAGTACAACCTGAGCCGGTCCGACGTCGTCGAGCTGGGCACGGCGTGGCACGTCGCCGGAGCGAAGGTGTTGATCTCTGAGTCTGAGCCCGTCGTCATCGGCAGGGGGGAGACCCACCACAAGGTGTCGGTTCAGACCGACCAGAGAGAGCGCCCGGACCGCCAGGAGTGGCTCACGGTGCTGGAGGCCCCTGATGCCTAAGGGACGGCGCCGCGTCTACAAGAAGACGGTCCGCAATCAGGACTGGGAGATCGTCTGGCGCGACGACGGCGAATGGCCGAAGTCTGGGCTCATTCGTCCGTGGGACAACGCCCCATGCTGTGGAGCCAAGACCCGCAAGGGCGCTCCGTGCTTCTCGATCCCGTCCCGAGGCCAGGCCCGATGCAGGATGCACGGCGGCGTCTCTCCGGCGAAGTTCTTGGCCGCGCACTCCCCTGTGACTGTGCCGACCGGCGCGCAGCTCCGAGTCCAGGGGACGGTGCAGACCGACGATCCCCGTGTCCTCGATATGAAGGGCACGATCGCCTCGATGCTCGGCTTGCTCGATGCAGCTCGCCCGCTGGCGATCGACGACCTCGACGCCACCGCGATGATCATCTCCTTGAGGGAGGCCGGGCTCGCGATGGATGACCAGTTTGAGCGGAAGCTCATGGACTCGCTCCAGACCGTGCAATTCGATCGCGTCATTGCCCTGGTGGGGGCCCACGCCAAGGTCGGGAGCCTCCAGAGCAACACGATCCGCCTCCAGTCGCTGGCGAAGGTGCTACTCGGCGTGATCCTGCCCCAGATGGACGACTTCACCGCTCGCGTGTTCGCTGCCTGCCATGAGCTCGTCCCGGTGGATCAGCGCGACGAGCTGCACACCCGGCTCACTCGCATCGCCGCCGCCACGGCCACGTCGATGGCTCGGGACGTCGAAGCGGCCACAGCGAAGAAGAGGTAGCCGTGTCCGTCGGGCTCGATGGTGGAGCCGTAGGGGAGGCCCTGGCTGCGGGGATGCTCCGGGCCATCGGCATGGGCGCGAGCGGGGGGACGATCCCCTCGCCGCTGGACCCGTGCGAGAACACCAAGGAGTTCGTGGACACCTACGGGCTCTCGCTGGACGGCACCCGGTTCGACTGGGATGAGTACCAGCATCTCGTGCCGGTGTACGAGGACGACTGGGACGACATCGTCCTGATGGCTGGCGCGCAGACCGGGAAGAGCGCGCGAGTCATGGCCGGGATCGGGCGGGACATGCTCGTCCACTACGGCAAGATGTTCGGCTACTTCTTCCCGGACTACCATCTCCCCAGGCTGTTCTCGACGCAGCGGTTCAAGCCGTTCATGCGCAGCAGCCCCGAGTTGGGCGCGTTACTCGGAGCTGGGCGCGACGGAGCTGGGCAGGACGCCGTCCTGACTCGGAACCTGGGCGAGTCGGTGGTCCTGTTCTTGTCCGTCGCCGGCAAGACCGCCACCGAGGGCGCCCCCATGACGGGCCTGTATCTCGACGAGGTGCGCCGCATGGCCCCCGGCGATATCCAGCGAGCCCAGGAGCGCCAGAGCGCGCAGCGACACACCCGGAACATGGCCGTCTCGACGGCGTACTACCCCGAGGCCGATATCCATGCGCTGTTCCTCGACGGGGATCAACGCTACTTCCACACCGCGTGCGACTGCCCCGACGGGATCGTGCTGTCGCTGACCTTCCCGGACTGCATCGCGGATCTCTCCGGCGCGACTCCGAAGCTCAAGCGCAGCGTCGAGCATGCCTTCTCCCACGCGGGGCGCCCCTACCTCGGGATGAGCGACAAGGAGCGGCACAAGTACGGGGACGCCGTCTACCTATGCCCTCGCTGTGGTCGCATCATCGTGAACCCGCGAGATGGCTGGTGGGAGCCACACAACCCCGGCGCCTACCGCCACAGCTACCAAATGCCGCAGCTGCTCTCTCCCACCTTCCCAGCAGCTCGGTGCCTGGCGAAGTACGACCGGCCCGGCAAGGTCGTCGATATGCAGGAGATTTGGAACAGCATGGTCGGGCTCCCCTACATCGACCGGGAGCGGCAGAAGGTGCACCCCGAGCATCTCCTCGCCTCGATCAACCCGTCGTTGAAGTGGCCCCGGAACATGAGCCATGCCTGGAAGAAGGCCAATCTCAAGAACACCGTGATGGGTGTCGATGGGATGGGCGGCTACAACTGCGTGTGGATCAAGACGCTGGCCCCCAACGGGAAGGCCCGCACCGTCCATCTCGAGGTGTGTCACGGGGATGACCCGTGGGCCCGCACCGCGCAGCTCATGACAGAGTTCGACGTCCGCGTCTGTGTGGCCGACTGCAACCCTCACTGGAACGAGTCGCTCCGGTTCGCAAAGGCGTTTGAGGGCCGTGTCTGGCTGGCGACCTACGACTCCAACAACAACCCAGCATCTCCCATGGTCGTCTGGAAGGACAAGTCGAAGAAGAAGGGCGAGCGCGCAGCCAAAGAGGCTGGCTTCAAGTACATGGTCGGGCTCTCCCGGACCAAGGCCCTCAAGTGGTCGCTCTCGCGCTGGGCCTCGGGGCACAACGAGACGCCGCCCCCGGACAAGCTCATACAGGAGCTCCCGTGGCAGACGGGGCACTCTGGCGGGCACGTCGTGCTCACCCCTGGCCTGCGCGTCGGACGCATGACCCGTCGCCCCATCATGCGCGACGTCGGGTTCCTCCATCTCCAGCGCGTGGCCTTTGAGAAGCGCGTCGTCAGCGATGAGAAGCGCCGGATGGGCGTGGTAGAGGAGATCGCCGTGCACGTCGGGATCGACCCTCACTTCGCTCACTGCAACCTCTACGCCGATGCCGCTCTCGCCCGCCTGGGCAAGCCTCTCGGTGTCAGGTAGCTCCCAGCAGTTAGGATGTGCCCGATGTACACAGATCGCATCTCAGAGTCCTCCAGTCGCCTCCTCGACAACCTGTTGAGGGGCGAGCCCGTCTCCACTCGTGACGAGCAGCTCGGGATCATTCCCCGCCACGGCGGTCCGACCCTGGTGCTGGTGGAGCAATCGCCCCTCGACGAGCAGGCCGCGCTTGCTGCCGATGTCCTCGACATTCTCGACTCGGACACGCCCGAGGGCCGGAGTCTGCGTCGTCGTCGTCGTCGCAACCAGCGGAAGAACCGCACCGATCTGCTCGGGCAGAACGAGGCCGGCGAGCCCACGGTCAACGACCGAACCTGCTGCTACCGTCTCGCGCAGGAGCTGAACCGAAAACTCCACGAGATCAACCCGGGCGATCACTTCAAGTGTCTCGGGTGCGAGTCCGTCTACAGGCTCGACAACCTCGTGCGCGAGGAGCGCAAGCATGGGCGGTAAGAAGAAGAAGGCGAAGAAGTCGGAGGGCTCGCCCGTCGATCAGCTGATCGCCATGGGGGTCGAGTTCTCCGAGGACGGCGGGATCCGGCTCCCCAAGGAGGTCATCCAGCGCGTGCGCGAGGAGCGTGTGCGCCAGGCCGCGCTCTCCCAGGTCCCTGGGATGCCCACGTTCACCCAGCGCGAGGGTGGAGGCGTAGGAGTCAACAAGGGGCACTCACGCCACGAGACGCTGTCTGTGGAGGCGCTGCGCCGCGTCCGGGAACGCTCCACCATCCTCGGGCCGATCCACTCCGCCCGAGCGCATCAAGTCCGGAGAATGTCCAGGCGCTGGAGCGGGAAGCGCACCGACGTCGGCTGGCGCGTCCACCACAAGGACCACGCCGAGGCCACGGCTGACCCGCCCAAGGGCTTCAAGAAGTACATCCAGCGCGTCGAGAACATGCTCGAGCGCCCCTCCCCGCGCTACGCGAAGACCACGGCGGATTTGCTGGTGCCGCTGGAGGAGGATCTCCTCTGCATCAACCGCCCGGTGATCGAGAAGCTCTACTCGCGCTTCGACGACAACCGGGTCATCGGCCTGCGTCCCGTGGACGGCGCGATCATCTGGCCCACCATGATCTTCTTGGAGCAGTGGGCAGCGAAGAATCCGGCCTGGGCATCGACGCCGTCAGCTCCACGGAAGTTCGACGCCGACGCGCCCGAGGACGTCGAGGCCGTCTACGCCGACATTCTCGCGATCGAAGGGTTCGACCTCAGCGGCGCCGAATACTGCTGCATCCGGGACGGGAACCTTGAGGCCATCTACCGGCCCGGCGATCTCATCGTCTACCCGTTCCAGAACCGCACCGACATCGCCCATGCAGGCTGGCCCCCGTCCCATGTGGAGGAGGCCATCGAAATCATCCTGACCTCCATGAACACGTGGGACTACAACGCCTCGTTCTTCACCAGGGGCATGGTCTCGGACTTCATCATCGCCGTGAGCGGTGGGTTCCACGAGGAGGATCTGGCCGAGTTCCGGGACACCTTCCGGGAGGCCACGATGGGCGTCTCGCGCGCCTGGCGTCCGCCGATCATGCCGTTCCCCGAGGACGGGAGCATCGAGAAGATCGACCTCAAGGCGACCAACACGGAGATGGGTTACGAGACGTTCCAGTCGCTCCAGATCGCCTTGGCCTGCGGCGTCTACCGGATGCACCCGTCCACCATCAATGCGAAGCCGTGGGACGGCGGGAGCGGGCCGTCGCTGTCAGCTCCGGGGCAGTCCAGGGAGATCGCGCTCGCGCAGGAGGAGGGGCTCCGTTGCGACCTCGATCACCATGCCGACGCGCTCACCGAGTTCGCCGCTCACTGCCATCCCGATCTCCGTGTGTCCCTCTACTGGGGCCCCGAGGACGAGGACCGAGAGGCCCGGATCCACGACGTGCGCTGCAACGTCGCGATGACCCGTAACGAGGTGCGCTTGGAGATGGGGTACAAGCCCATGGGGTTCTGGGTCCCGCCCGAGGAGTACGACGACATCAACGACGAGGACCGGCAGAAGTACGAGTCGAACCTGTGGAACCAGCCGAAGGATCCGACCTTCGTCAACCAGTACGCCATGGCCCAGCAGGAGCAGGGACAGGAGGAGCAGGGTCCCCCGGACGGCTTCGGCGGAATGGGCGGAGAGCAGGCTCAGGGCGACTTTGGGGAGCAGGAGCCGTCCTATCCCTACGGGCAAGAGGCCGAAGACGGTCAGCCACCACCACCACCACCACCACCGGGCGGAGCTCAGGCCGAACCCATGCAGAAGGGCCGTCCGCGCATCACGCGCATCACGGTCTACGAGGAGAGATAGATGCCCAACGCGAAGACTTCCGAGGTCCGTTCAAACCTGTGGGGCCAGCGGTACATCTCCCCGGAGATTTCCGCAGTGCAGGAGGATCCCAACTCCGACGCCAACATCGCCGCGCCAGTGGCGGGGGAGGTGAACCAGCTCCAGGGTCACGACCACAGCGAGCACGCCACCGTCATCTACGACATCGTCATCAAGACCGCAGTCGGGGGTGGGTACAACTGGGAGTTCTACCGCTTCATCGAGGACGTCGTCGGTGTCGGCCTCGCAGCCGGCAACCCGGGCACCTGGGTGTTGGAGGACACCGGGCTTGGCGCGATCACGGTGAACACGATTGGCCTCGAGTTCACGAATTCGGGCGATCGGACGTTCCTGCGGATCTCCGCGCTGGCCGCTGGGTCGGTGATCGTCTGTGAGCGCGGCAGTAACCGGGAGCGGTAGGTGGAGGACGCTGCGCACGAGGTCGCACTCAGCCTCGGCCACGACCACGACCACGGGGGCATCGCTCTCCGCCTCCGTGGCCTGGGCGGGGTGGATAGCTGCGACTTCCCCGGACTCGTCGCTGCCTTCGGTGGACACCTGGGTCTCGATGCGCAGGCGCTGCGGAAGGCAGCACGGCCTGTCGGTGGAAAGGAGCCTGATGCCAGGTACCCGGGACTGCGCAAGCTCATCGCGCAGGCTAGACGGGACTGGCAGAGCTTCGGGGACGAGCTCGTCGAGAAGGTCATGGAACTGGCGCGCGAGGGCCGTCTCCTGCCCCTGACGGCAGCGAACGAGGCGAGGCTTGCCGACCTCTTCACCGAGCACGAGGTCGGCGTCCTGCTCCGTGTCTCGGGCCGTGGCGATCCCACGCATCTCGCGCAGCTCCGAGCTGCTGGCATCCTCGGGCCCGATGGCCCACAGGTCTCCTACATCGAGGCAGCGTGGAGGATCGGACGAGCCATCGACCCGCATGGCCTCGACTCGGGCATGGTGCAGGACCCCTCAGCCACGCTCTCCGACGTTCTGCGCCCGCTGGTGGAGGTGCCCCTCTCCCCGACGGACAAAGCCAGCCTCGACTACGTGCAGCGCCGGGGGTTCGTGTTCATGCGGCGCCCGCTCCAGGGCACGTCTGATGACGTCTACCGCGCGCTGGTGCATGAGGAATACAGCAAGCTGCGGGGCGCGATGGACGCCTCGGTGACGCTCAACGAGGGGTGGCAAGACACGGCGCGACGGCTCAAGGACACGGTCCGGGGGAACGCCAGTCTCGGCAACGACTGGGACAGGGTCGCCAAGACCGAGTTGGCCTTCGCGCACAACCACGGCGCGCTCGAGCGGCTCCGGGATGAGTCGCTGACGTTGACGGGCAGCGCCGACCCCAAGGTCTACAAGTTGGTCAGCGCGAGCGCGTGCTCCGACTGCCGGAGGATCTGGGGCCCCAACGATGCCCCGAAGAAGTACAGCCTCTCCTTTGTGGAGACGCGCAACGGCGGGAACGGGAACTTCGGACTCCGACGCCAACAGTGGGGCCCGTGCGTGGGACCCATCCATCCAAACTGCACCGAGGGCCCGCTCCACCTGTGGAACCCAAAGGTGCATGATGTCGTCCAGCGCATTGCCGAACGGATGCGCAACGGGAGCTGATCAATGCCGACGAAGAACCTGACCCTCCGCACCATCATTTCCGCCGCCAACGACCTCGGGGAGCAGCCCGCGAAGGAGCTCGACGAGTCGTTGACTGTGGACGGCTTCACGCAGTGGCGCGTGGAGTATGTGCAGCTCGCCGCCGCTGGCGCCGATGTCGCCGTCGCGTTCACCGCCGCTGTGGCGCTCTTCGTGTTCTCGCACGACAACCCGTTCAGCCTGCGTCTGGCTGCGGGGGAGACCTTGATGGGGAACCTGCGTCAGTTCGGGCCGATCATGTGCGACGACGAGGACGACGAGGCCCTTACCACCAGCGTCCTTCTGACCGGGAACGGCGTGACGCCCTCGGACATCGAAGTGTGGATCGTCGAGAAGCCGTAGCCGGCCCGCTCGTCCGTCGCAGGGTCGTTGGTGCTACAGGGTCGCCCCTTGCGCCGTCCTAATCGAATAGAGGCCATACCTGCGCGCAGGTAGTGGAATCCAGAGGGATGGGTTGTAGCGGCGGGGCTTCGCGGGGTAGCGTGGCGGAATGAAGACCTCTCGATTCCACGTTCTGCTGTTGTGTGTCTCCGTGCTCACCCTCTCCCTGGGGCTCGCGCCCTCGCCCCCGGAGGTGGGCGATGCCGGCATCTTCGATGCTGCCCACTTCCTCCAGTTCGACGACGACGCCCCGATCTTCTCCCTCTCGTTCTACGCGAACGATGGATTCGACTCGGGCTTCGGACTCGACGCCAACACCGGCCAGGTCATCGGCGTCGGCGGGCATGCAGTCTCTGACTCCTCCCGTGTGCTCGTCGCCCCCCTCGCCAGTCTCGACGACGACGACGCCACGCTGATCTGGGCACGCATCTGGGCACGCTCTGCGGTCTTCGACGCCGGCCTACACTGGACCTCAACCGCCGAAACCTTGCGGGAGAGTCGATCCACCATGACCACAGACACGAGCTGCGACTTCGTCGCCTCCGTCTCGACCGAGGAATCTCAGCGCGCAACCTCCTGAGCCCGGGAGGGGTTGACGTCCTCCTCCTCCCCAGTCAGCCCAATCCCCTTCAACGCCTCAGCTCCCGAGCTGGGGCGTTGTCGCTTGGCCCGCTGCGGTAAGCTCCCGGGCATGACCCCCCAGCCTTCAAAGCAGGACCGCTGAATGCCACGTATCCGCCCAGAGCCCACACCAGGGGAAGTCGTCACGGTCTACGAGGGGGATGGGTCGGCTATCGTCCTCGGCGCCGTCGCAGGGTCGTACAGGACCATCTCGGGCGGAGGAATGGACAACGTCCACCCGCTGGGCAACCCGTTCCTCTACGACCCCGCTGGGCTCGTCACGATGGCGACCACGGCGGGCAAAGTGCAGTTGACGCACACCGCCCCGCCCGCGTCTCCGCAGCACTCGTTTCTGTCGAATGCCCTGTGGTTCCTTGAGAGCGGGGCGCTCATGTTGCCGGGGCTCGTTGGTCCGGGCTCCTTCCTTGAGGTGGAGGCCCCGGAGTGCTTGACCGCTTCGGCTAATCCTTTCGCGCGCCTCGGGATGGGTCTGTATGCCCCCTATGGGGCGCTCGTCGCGTTGCCCACCTATGGCCGCATGTCTGGCCTGGAGCTCCAGCCCTTCAACATCGTCGGAGCTGATGAGGACTACTTCCAGGCCGGCACGCGACACGCCGGGGGATCA